TGTGGATTCAGCTGCACGTCCCGAACTCGTACGTAGTGCGGAGATTGACATCCCATTTAATGATGATTTATCAGAAGATCAGAATGAGTTTGTTGATGTTACTAATCTCCTGTCTCGTGTGAGGGCAAATACGAGTACCCAGGCGACTCGTGAAAAGACGCCTACGCCGGATGGTTGTTATGGCTGTGGTTTATTTAAACCGCAGTCTGGAACCGTTTCGGCTCTTAAAATGTATTCAGCACCAACAGCGCATAAAGAGCATAATGTGCGCTTCCGTGATCAGATGGAGAATTACGTTGTGGACATCGCTAGTGGTAGTGATGATATACATACCCACCGTGATACCAATGATGCTGATTTGAATGCATTTTTCTCGCGACCCCTTAAGGTGATCGAATATGAGTGGGGCACAGGCCTCACATTGTTTGATTTCTTCAACCCTTGGAAGTTGTATTTTGAGAACGTTAGAGTGATTAACCGTATCTGTAATTACAAGCTTTTGCGCGCTCGTTTGCATGTTAAGTTTGTTATAAATGGCAATGGTTTTCATTATGGACGTGTCATGGCATCATATTTGCCATTGGCCGCTCTCAATGATTTTACGACGTCTGGACTTGTTGCTCCTGATGCTGTAATTGAGAGTCAGCGCCCTCATGTATTCTTAGACCCAACCACTTCTACTGGTGGTGAGTTGATTTTGCCATTCTTTTGGCCAAAGTCATACATTGATATACCACAAGAAGAGTGGAATGCTATGGGTGAGATTACGTTGAGGTCACTTAATGCACTTAGACATGCCAATGGAGCCGATGATAAATGTACTATTTCTATATTTGTCTGGGCAGAGGATGTTCAACTGTCGGGATTGACTGCCAACGAACCCGGAGCATTGCTGCCTCAGAGTGGTACTGAAGTCGATCAAGCCAATATGAAAGGAGCTATTTCAGGACCAGCAACTGCTGTTTCTGAGTTAGCTGGTAAGTTGGCTGGTATACCTGCGATAAGTAAGTATGCTAAAGCGACGCAACTTGGAGCTAGTAGTCTAGCGTCAG